TATTATTTGACGTTAGAAAAGATCTTAAGTTACTTCTGTTATGATCTTTAATAACATATTTGTGCCAGCTGGGCTCACAGTCACGTGTTATCTCAGGTACTTTAACATATTCTGCAAGTTCCTGTGTATAGTAGTTTGCTATGTCAGTTCTACGACGTTGCCATTTGGCAAAATGATTTAGTTTAACTAGCATTACGGCAGAATCAAGTTCACTCATTTTACTATTAGTGCCTGTGTTAGAATGATCATCATACTTACCATTGTCGCGCATATCCCTTAACATAGAATATTCCTTGGCATCATCCGTAAGTATCATACCACCACTGCCATAGTTAGGTAAATTCTTAGTGGGATCAAAACTTAAAATACTTATATCCCCCAACTTACCACTAGGTATACCTTTATACTTTGCCCCTAGGCTTTGTGCAGCATCTTCTATTATGGGGATTTCATCACCACCAAAAAACTTTACGCTAGTATAAAATTTTTCGTAGTTAACTGTATTACCAAATATGTTTACATACATTACAGCATCTAATAGGCGTTCGCGTGAGCTAAAGTTAAAAGGCTGATTAAGACTATCAACATTAATTAGAGCTTCACTGTCAACGTCACAGAACACAGGATTATTATGAGTTTCCAGAACGGAATTCAGTGTAGCTACAAAACTAATACTTGGTATTAATATTTTATTACGAACATTTTTAAGTTTATTATTTGCTTCTAGGGCTCGTATAGCAAACATCAAGGCCTGTGTACCCGAGTTAACCGCCACTGCATATTTGCGATTAGTTAACTGAGCAATAGCCAATTCAAATGCTTCTATCTTGGCGCCATCCAGCACCTTACCGCTAGACAAAACTGTGTCTATTACTTCCAATACCTCTTCTCTAATACTTAGATATTGTCTTTTTAGATTTATAAATTGTATTAGATTAGTTTTTTCCAATATGGACTACTCCTAAACCAGTCTGCATATCTCTGAAAACCTTCTCTAACATCTACTTTGGGATCAAAATTTAAATCTCTACGGGCTGCATCTATGTTTAATGCTCCACGGCTAGGAAAGTCTAGATCTCTATCGCGTACTTCTATATCACCGCAACCAGCAATTTCAACAGCAATTTGTGCTGCATCTAATAGACTATGGCTGTGACTTTTAGTGATATTATACGTATTATTGTTTGCCTGTTTTTTTGTTGCTGCTGCTACTATACCACTTGCAGCATCTTCTACGTAGGTAAAATCCAGTGTTTCTCCTGCGCCATTGACCTTTAAAGTTTCTCCTCGTAGCGCACTAAGCATAAACTTACTTACCACTCTATCCTCTACGTCAAATTCACCATAGACTGCACTGGGTCGTATGATAACGTGATCAAAGAATCCTTGACGAGTATAGTCTCTTACTAAATGCTCTCCCATCAATTTCATAATTCCGTACTGTCCCTGTGGGCGGCAAATAGCATCTTCACGTACATCGTCTTTAAAGTCTCCATAGACCATACTAGAGCTAATATAGACAAACTTAGCTATATTATATTTCTTAGTTAGCTCTAGCAAATTAATTAGTGCTGTGCTCATTACTTCACTACCCCAGATAGGATTTTTACCAACTACTTTTTGTCTAGGAAAACTGGCAAGATGTATCACTGCATCGCAATCCATACCAAATGTTCCAAAAAAATCTTTAAGGAGGTTATAGTTTCTAATGTCTATATGATGTGTACCTGCTCTAGTCCTGGCAGATCTTGCTTTATAAAGATATTCCAGTTCTTCCTTGTTTAAAAAACCATAATCAGTTATATTATCGATAATAAAACAGGTATGACCCAATGCTTCTAACTGTCGCACAACATTATGTCCAATAAAACCAGATCCACCTGTAACTATGTATTTCATTGACTTCCCCAGCGTAATGTAAAATACGTATAATCTTTTTCCATTAATTCTCCAGTAATCTTTACAATGTATCCCCAACTATTATAATCCTGCGTAACACTATAATAGGGATCGCTAATGGAATTTTCCAAGCACCATTGGCCTTTTTCAGAATCCTGCCATTCCATTAAAGGCCCAGCAGCATAGATTTCAGGATCTTCCACATCACCTAGTCTAAAACTTCCCATTATAACTTTTACAGTTTTACTCATACTGCCATTTGTGCCTTGAGTGGTGGATGAGATTTATAGTTGCCTAACTTGATGTCAGCCATTGTAAATTTAGTTATGTCTTTGATGTCAGGATTTAGTCTTAACAACGGTAAAGGTAGTGGTTCTCTAGTTAACTGTTCCTTGACCTGTTCAATGTGATTATTATATATGTGCGCATCGCCAAGAGTGTGAATAAACTCACCTACGTCTAGATCACATACTTGTGCAATCATATGTGTTAATAAACTATAACTCGCTATGTTAAAGGGAACCCCCAAAAACATATCACAGGATCTTTGATACATCTGACAGGACAATTTTCCATCTGCCACATAAAACTGCGCAAAGCAATGACAGGGAGGAAGAGCCATAGCATCTAATTCTCCAGGATTCCACGCTGTTAGGATATGTCGTCGTCCGTAGGGGTCTGTTTTTATTCCTTCAATAAGGGTCTTGATTTGATCGACTTCTTTTACTTCAACATCGTTACCCTGCCTACGATAAGAAACTCCAAAGTCGTCCCGGAACGCACCACCTCCCTCTCTGGGCTTAATAGTGCGCCAGTGTCGCCACTGTACACCATAGACGCGACCTAGATCACCTTCATATTTGGCCTTAGGTCGCCAATAAGGCGCTAGAGCATTAGGAGTCCATATAGTAACAACTCCCTCTCTTGTGCCGTGTGTGAGTTCTGCTAGCCTACGTTCATCACCTGACCCTTCGATAAACCAAAGTAGTTCCCCCACACAGGCGTTCCAGGCTAATTTTTTTGTAGTAACCGCGGGAAATCCTTTAGAAAGATCATAGCGATGTTGCATACCAAAAACGCCAATAGTGCCTACGCCTGTTCTATCAGTTCGTGGCTGTCCGTTCTCTAGCACATACCTTAGAGCATTTAAGTAAGTATCCATTATATTATTTTAAAGTGCCGATCTAAAAATGTCAATGTTTTTATAGGTCATCCAGGTACACTTTCTATCCACGCTGGGCTTGGCACTGGTAACACGGAATAAACTTAGATATTTTTTAAGATCTATACTACAGTCTGTTCTATATTGAGACTTAAAGTGTGTTATGTGTACTTCGTCCGTGATTGACCTTGTTTCCATTAGTATATCAGGACCACCTATTATCCAGATTGTTTTATCTGGGTTGTTGTTGGCTAATTGTTGTACTACAGGGCATAGATCTCCTGATATTGCATTGGCTGGTTCGCCTACTAGAGATCTATTTGTTGCTACATAGACTATCCTGCCATTTAATGGCTTGGGCATTTTTGTATCGTCCCAGGTACGCCTTCCCATAACTACAATATTGTTCATTGTATTATCCTGGAAATATTTCATATCTTCTTTATGATGAGGCCAAGGGAGATGGCCCTGATAGCCCATACCTCCCCAGACATCAACAGCAAATATTGCTTTGATCATTTTGTTACAATTTACCTAGAATTTTGTCGGTGACAGGTTGCACAGTTGCTTCTACTAGACCAATGTCGACAAAAAAGTCTACATTGTCTATGTAATTGTCCAACTCCTTCAACTTTTGATTTACTTCTTGTTCTACTTCATCAGGATCTGCGCCCTCGGACAATAAACGCTTAATATCTACTACTACCCTGCTGCCGTCTTTGAGATGGACAGTTAAACTTTCCAGTATATGTATGGGAACTTCTCTTTTGTCAACATCTTTAAGAATAGCTCTCCATTGATTTTTACTACTAAGATTTAACTTTGTCTGCTTTGGTTTTTTTGGTTTTTGTTGTGACATTTTCTTGTGTAGCCCCTTGTAATTCCTCTGCCTCTTTTTGCAATCTTGCTGCTTCTGCTAAAAGTTGTTTTGCCTCAATAGTCATTTTTTGTGCCTGAGCTAGCCGTTGACTTGCTAGTTGTTCATCAGTAAGCACATCACTAATACTTATGTTATTTTCAACTACTGCTGGCTGACTACTACCTTGAGGGGCTCGTACTTCGCCTAGGTCTCTTGATTGTGATTTAGGATCTCTAAATCCTGCACCTTTATCTAGTTCAGCTAATTTTTTTATAGCCTCGTCACCTTGTTCCATAGTGTTAAGGATATTATTAAGCTCATCTAGTCTTACGTTGCTTTTGGCGTTGGGGGTAACTATTACCTGATTTGCTGCTACCTTTTTAATCCAACCCTCGCTGTGCAATTTTGTTAGAGCATTGGTACCATCCACTAGTGTAACACGGAATAAGTAATCACTAAACTGTTTAGATTGCTGTCCTGATTCACTTTCCAATGCCTTCATAACATCATCGTGGACATTTTGAGGTAACATATCGGGATAAAATACCAGGCACATATGGTCTTCACCAGGTACCTGTCTGAATAAAATCACACAACGGCGATTGCCGTGTCTTCCTACGTGCTTGATCATATTATTGCCCTTCCTGGCTTGATGTGGCTTGTTCTTGATCACTCTCAGCTATACTAGAGTCATCAGTATTGCGTTCTTGAATTACACCTGTGTTTTTTAAGAATGCAAAGATACGGCTGTACACACCACCAACAACTTCAAATTCGTCAGCCTTGATAGCTCCACGTTTACTTACTACGTCAAGTATTTCTAAAACTTTTACTAGATCGTTTATCTGTAAGCTCACTGGAGGGGTGGCAGCTGGTTGTTCTTGGTTCTGAGTGCTAGGATCGTTATCGTTGCTTTCATACATTTTTTCGTACACCATAGTATTTCCTTGATTATGTACTATTATTTAACTAGGATCAATAGCTGAAAATTTTTTTATAACAGACCTTTATAATCATTAATTTGGTCCAGTAATAGAGCAAAAAAGCTAGCTTCAGCGTGAGATTCGAATGCCACACACTTTTTTAATTCTATTCTATTTGTGTCAGCGTCCACAGTATAGAGATCGCCCAGCCAAAATCTTTCACTTAGGTTTTCGTAGATCCAGTCCCGTATTTGTTTGTCAGCAACCTTGCTGTCAAACACTATCTGTTGGAAGTGCGGTGGGCAGTGTTCGGTCTCTCTTAGACCGAAAAGATTTAGGGGGTTTATTTCTCCGTGTTTTAACAATTTAACTCCAGGTCCTGTGTTTTTCTGCTACCCATTCTCTGCCATCGTATTCATCAACATACCAGTCTACATCAGCAGGAATTTCTACAATCTTAAGATTAGCATAGTGGCCATTGGCATCCTCGCCTAGCTCTCTTACTACACTTACTAGGTAGGCATCGTCTCTGGCCAAATCGTACATAGACCAGTCTTCGGTTTCCTGAACACCAGCTAGATGTTTATAACGTATTATAGCTTCATCACTCAAACTAAATCCACCATATCTGGTGTTGATAACTACGTGGCGTATGCCACGTAGATGTTCTATCAACCTTTCTTGTTCTTGTAAATCAGCTAGCGAGTTCTTTTGCTCGTTCATAGATAGCCCAGACACCAAAGGGAGGTTCTGCATTTTCATTACCCTTGATCACAAACACCGTATCGCAGTAATCAGGATCACCCCAATCACCAAAGGGCATACCGTCTGTAAACATAATGAACTTTTTAGGCTCAATATTGTTTTCTTTCATATAATGCCAGTTAGCCATAAAGTCAGTGCCACCACCACCCTGCGGTTGGTAGTTAGTAATGTCTTCCATATTATCTGAGCTAAAGACCTGATGGTTATAGATAGCAGTGTCAAAACTCCAGACCTGGATATGATATTCGTCGTAGGATTCCATAATACCCTTGATCTCGCTCATAAAGGCCTTGATGTCTGCCTCACCAATACTTCCCGAGGTATCAATACCAATGCAAATATCAATCTGTGTGCCAGGTTTCATACCAGGCATAACCGCATCCATATGCCAACCTCGGCGATTGGGTTTCATCCAGCTGAAGTCATCCTTGATAGTACTCTGGATCTGCTGTTCTAAAAGTTCACGCCAGTTAACTACGGGCTTAGTAAGGTCCTTGATTAGACGTTTAATACCAGCAGGTAAGTTACCAGCACCCACTGCCTGTGCTGCCTGAAGTAGAGCTTCTCTAATTTCATCTCGAATGGCGTCGCGATCCTTTTGACTAATCTTGGGACGACCCTTGCCATCTTCGTCGTCGTCACCTTCAGAGCCTGGCCCATCGCCATCTAGATGTTCATCTAGCATTTGTTCTACTAGTTGGCTAATATCAATTTTTTCTGCTTTTTCATACAGATCATCATATACTTCTTCAGCACTCCAGCCGCGATATTTTGGATCGTACAGGCAGGGATTAATTCTATCACCGATACGTTGATCCACTAGATCACTGTTAACACAATAATCTGCTGCGCAATTAAATAGCATAGGATCGCGATTAAGGCCAACACGACCAAGATGGTCATAGACGTTATGCAATACCTCGTGGCCAAAGAGGAATTCAACTTCCTTGGCCTTGAGTTTATTAATAAAGTCTGTATTATAGTAAAAATTACGGCCGTCAGTTGCCGCTGTGGTCAACCAACTATCGCCATTTACTAGATGTAGGCGTGTGGCAAGATTACCAAAAAATGGAGCCCTTAGCAGCAAACCAATTCGAGCTGTTACTAGTTTTTCTCTTACTATTGCATCTAGTTTAGCATCAATAGTATCACTTAGTTTACCCCCGTTCTTGGGCTTGGTCTTTTTAGTAGAGCCCTTGCTAGCTGTGGTTCCCTGTGCGGTCATAATTTACTCCTTGTATGGTATATAGTTATTATATAACAATCTAGTATTTTTGTCAAGATCATTTAGGCTAAAGGTGAGTTGGGGGCTTACGCCCCCATTTTTATTTCTGGCTTGCGGCCACGATGTACTTACCAAATCGTTTGTGGAACTCATCAAAGTTCTTGAGCTTACCAGGCACGAAGGGTAGGTTGTAGGTAGTTAGTGCCACTCGAGCACCCATAACTGTTAGCTCGGTGCTAAAGTTATCCATCATAAACTTAAAGAAGTTATCAGCCATATTGTGCCAATTGGCGTCAGGTTTGTTCTCCAATTTAAGAGCAGCTTCTTGCAGCTCATAACACATAGCAATGGTTAGAGAATACATTGCACTGATTTCCTTGACCTTTAGTTCAGTGACTTCTCCCTTGAGAATTTCGCTGGGTTTGGGCATACTACCTGCTACTTTGCGATGCGCCATAAATTTAACAGCAACACCTTCACCCACAGCACCAGCCACTAGGTCAGTCATATCACTGTCGCCCAGTTTTTCTTCTAGTAGTTCACTGACGAAAGTCCAGCTACGTGGTGTAGCAAAACTACGTGAGCTTGAACGTGGATCAAAGTCATAAAGGTCTTGTTTGGCAAAACCAATGTAACCAACTACATCCTTGTGGATCTTGTTAATCACAGCCCAGTTTTGCCAGGCTTCGTGGTCCACACGCATCTCCAAGTGAACAAAACGATTCGCCAGAGGAGCAGGCATACGATAGGTAACGCCCTTATCTGACTCACGGTTACCCGCGGCAATTACGACCACGTTATCAGGCAATACATATTTACCAATACGACGGTTAAGCACCAGCTGATAGGCGGCAGCCTGGATACTAGGTGCTGCCGAGTTCATTTCATCAAGGAATAGACACACAATAGGATGCTGGCTGGCAAATTCTTCATCGGGAAGGTCAATGGGAGGAGCCCAGTCCATCAAGCCTGTGTCTTTATTGTAGTAGGGGATACCACGAAGGTCAGTTGGTTCCATCTGCGCAAGGCGCAGGTCAATCATAGCACCACCAAGCTCTTGAGCAATACTTGCTACCAATTCGGACTTGCCAATACCAGGAGGCCCCCAGAGAAAGACCGGACGTTTGCGTTTAAAGCAAGTAATGATACTACGACGTGCTGATTCTGATGTTACTGTACGGCGTTCAGTAACTGCTGATTCTTTAGCCATTAAGCTCTCCTAAAATTCTTTGAATAAGTTGTTTGTAATACAGTCTGTATTATATTAAAGACCACGGATATAGTCAATTACTTCTTTGGCCTGTTCTAGGTTACTGTATTCAACTGCCTGGTCAATCATATCAAGTTGAATTTGGTGCAATTCATTGACCATTGAGTCAATGATCTGCCGTTTACGATTAACAGAATAATAAGGTCTAGGTGCGTAGTTCATTCTTCTACTCCGAAAAATGTTTTATGTAATGCTTCAAGATAATTGTCGGTGCCTAGGTGATCGTTGCCATTATCAATCTTGCTGTAGATGCTTGCACATTCCCGAACAATGGACTCAGCGAACTTACGTGCAGTGCCGCGCCAAATATCACTATGATAGATGTTAAAATTAGCCTCCGCAGCCAAAGCTTCAAATTTATCATTAGGATCTTTGACCAGAACAGTTTTATATGCACGGTCAAATTCAGGAAAATCACTCTCCATTATCAACTCCCAAATGTTCTTCAATGTCACTTGCAGCCACAAGCATAGCGTCTGAAATACTAGGATCACACATACCATCTTCAACAAACATCAATTCGTAATCAGTTTCACGTAACCTGTTAGCACATTCCCTAACAATCAACTCGGCGAACTTTTCCAACAACTTTGGAATGTATTGTTCCTGATCCTGCGTAGCAAACTCAATGGCATATTCAGCCGCTTGTTTTGCTAATTCTTCAGTTCGTTCGTTCATTCTATGCTCCAAATGTATGCAGGTGGCAACCCAGCAAGACTGTTTCTAACCTGCTCGTAGGTACCATATCGTTGAAATTCCTTAGTAGAATAACAGTCCCACACCCGTACAGTCCAGTTTCGTTCGCTCATTTTTCAACTCCGAAATGTTTTTCAATCTGTTCACCTGCGGCTCGCAATACAGCACTATCGCCACCTTCGACATCTTCCAAATCTGTATTACGGGCAATTCGAGCACATTCCCTGACTATCAACTCGGCTAACTTTTCATTGTATCGTGCCATTGAAAAAGCATTACCACTTACATCATTATTAGCCTGTTCAGCAAGTTTGTGAATTAACGTGTTCATTTTTCTATAGTTACTGAAGTCCGGGAATATTTACCACCTTTATAAGCGGTTGTGGAACTATTGGGACATCTAACTACAATAATCTCCCCAAGACCATTTGATATTGAATAAATCTTACAGTCACTTAGGCCCTCGGGTAGAACAGTAAAATCGTTACGTTCCTTGGCGCTTGGACTACAACCAGCCAACAAAATTATAAAAGTTAACAGGCATATTGTTTTCATTTTAGTAAGTTCCTTTTTTATCTAGAAAGAACTCTAGTAAGTTCTGCGTGAAGCTCGTCCACTTCGTCTTGTGGCACATAAAAATCCGTAGTGGAATCATAATATTGCCCAACCTTGGGATCATAGTATAGCACACGGCCGTTTGCAAAGTAAAACGGCCCTTCGAGACCTTTACGGGGTTGAAAGCGAGCATCACGCTCGCCTAGTACAGTATAACCCATATTAAACTCCAAAAACCAGTATTGCGAATATAAATCCTGCAACAAAGGCCAGCATAAGACTTACTGCACGATCACCTTGTTCGGGAGTAGGGGTGGGTATGCTATCTATAATTTTAACCAGATTATTTTTCATTATCCGCTCCTTATTTTACCAGTGCGTAGGGTTTATTCCAGCGACCAATGTTAACGTCAATATACCAGCCCACGTTAAAGTAATCGCTCTGGATATCGCTCTTATCCCAGTTGCCGTCGTTCATTGCGGGTATAACTTCCTGCAGGAACTCCAGAGCGCGACCGCTAAAGTGTTCTTTGTACCAGTAGGGGTTTACATCTAGAATATTTCTTTTGCGCAAGTAATCAATCTCATCCTGCGCCATATACTTTGCATAAGACTTATTTTTGTCTGTCTCAATATAGTTTTCAATAAAGTCGATTTCGCCCTGCTTGATATTAAGGCACAAGGTGCTGTGATTGCGAACTGCAAGGCTAGCTTTAATGTTGTATTTTTTGCAAATAGCTTTAATAGTGGGTGCCAGCTTTGCTTTGAGTTCCTGGGATACGTATGCCATTTGTTGCTCCTTATTAATTACTATAACCACATTATAGCAATCCAGGGGGTTATTGTCAACCAAATTATTTGTTGCAAAATAACTAACAAAAAGGTTGCATATATGCTAACTGTTGTTTAATTGTTAACTTCTAGATTTTTTAAGTAGGTTTTAAGATCGCCGTCTAGCAAGGCCAGCATACTGGCATCGCTCTCGTCAAAAACAATAATAAGTTCGTTTTGATGAAGGAAATAAACTCCGGGAAAATAACGTTCCAGTTGAATTAGATTTTTGTTGGCTAGGCGTTGTTTGAGAGTGAAACTATAATGTTTTATATTTAAAATTTTAACTAGGAATCTAAAACCAAATGCAGTAAGTCTTAAACTGTTATCATCTGTAAAGTTCCACCATACCGCTTTTCTAAAATCTTGATAGTTAAGATCTGTTTGAGTGCCAGCTAACTCAAGATATTTTTTAGTTAGCTGTGACTGCGAATGGGATTTAGGGGTAGATACGATTGCCGGCACTTAGCAGTACCACGGTAAATTTATCTGTCTTAAAGAGCGCATTTAGTTTTTTGCACAGATTGACTGCGTGACCAGGATTACTAAAACTAGTCTTTTTGTATTTGGGGCCAGGATAGCTGACCAACATATTACTACTTTTTAAGTTAATGGGACGATCTTCGTAGAACACCGCCCAGATACCTTCACTGCTCAGAATCTGCTCGCTCTTGAAAGTTACTTTATCAGTGTGCTCTATTAGGACAGTTGGTTTAGGTCTAGACATTTTAATTCCTCTACGTTTATTTATCCTAGAAAAAGGTATAATCTACGTATATTAAAAACCGCCCCCATCCATAGCTACAGTAATTATTTCATCAGGTTTTTTTGAGGTTTCTATTCTACCCACGGTGGCAAAGTGATTGAGTAAATCAAAGATTTCAGTGTGTAGGTTTTTTGCTTCCTGGGCAGTAAGAATAAGTTGTTTGCTATTATTTTGACTTAGTATTTTTATTTTATCATTAAAAGATTTAAGATTGGGGCTTAGATAATGTTCCATTTTTATTGTTCCTTGATAGCGTTATGGGCTTCGAGTTTTGTGGCAAATGGTCCTAGAAAACTATGCCTGTTTACTGTGATTAATTTAGGACAAAACTCTACTAGCCATTCTGTTTTTTCTTTTATTGCAAAATAACCTGCGCAGAAATAACTTTTACTTTTTTTAGTCTTGGTATATACACTTACACCTAGTCTGACTTCTCGCATTGCATTTTGTGGTATTACATCTGTAGGGAATCCATCAAGAACTTTATTAGTCTTAATAGAATTAGTTTCTTTTTTTACTGGGCTAGTATAAGTCTCAAATTTTATATTATGCGACTGCCCTAGAGTTTTAATAGTGGGGTATTTGTTTCTATTATGTTCTTGGACATAGACATAGCCACCATCTTCCACTGCCTGCACAGTGCCAATTTTGTTGCCATTATTTTCTACTATCCAGTATTTGTTTTTTACAACTGGTCGGGCTACAAGTTTAATCATTTTGTTCAAGATTGAAGTATTCCTTTAGATAAGAAATATCATCGCCGCGGCGATGCGCCTCGTCAATACACTCTTGTAGGAGTAATCGGGCAAAGGAAATTTGTAAGTTTGTGTTAATTACAGGATAATGAGATCCTCCTGCTGCAAGACTAATTTTGTAAATTTTTTCGTTCATTTTTTCCATTTCAGAGTATTCTCTAACCAAGTTTTGCATTCAGCCCATTCTCTATACTGAAAGGATTGGCCGCCGTGATTGGTCCAATCCTGACAATTAGATTCTCTATCGTCTATTAATATATCTCCAGGCTGACAATGCTGCCATTTGTCTTTACTGTATGGACCAAAAAACACTGGGATTCCGGGGAAATTGTCTGCAGCCCAGCGAACTTTGTCATAAAATGCAAAGGGTAAATCATTGTCTCTGGGTATAGCAGTTAAAAAAGCAATGAATATGTCTTTATCAAAATTACTAAACCTGTAGTACTCTATCCAATCAACAAGATCTTTGCCACCGGGCTTTACTTTAAGATCACGATACAATCTTGAATTTTGAGCAAGCTTGTTCCAGATGTCATCAGGATATTCACCAGTACTGGGTGGCGCACCTACTGTTCGTTCCGCATACTCATTGAAGTCTGCCACGACTCCGTCCATATCTATAAAGATATTCATTCTATTAACTTCCTTATTTCCTGTTGCATTTTTAAAAATCTAGTATTGCTGCTTTCGGGAGGAGCATTTTTAAAAAAATAAAAAAGCCAGACAACAACCAAAACAGCAACTAAATAGGTTGCATAACTCCAAAATTTTTCTAGGATTTTAATCCAGTTTAGCGGTAGGTCCTTCATTCTTGTAATTTCCCCCAGGTATATTCAGTGTCTTTAATGTGAGCCACTGATTTAATCCAACCTTTATCCACAGCCGTTTTTATCATTGTTCTATATTCCTGCGGACAATCAGGGCTAATGTACATCATAGCACGAGGATAGACAGCCCAGCCATCGGTTATCTGAAATCCCGGCTCTGACTCAACAATCCTAATTATATTGTTTTTATGTGAAGCGTACTCAATCATACTTCGCCTTCTTCTACCACTCGAGTCTGACAAGTAGTGCCACGGACATAAAGCTGAGCTTCTTCTAGTGTATCGAAAGTCTTGGGTCTGTCGTACATACTTTTACTGCTAGTGCCTTCAGTGAGAGTCCTCCAGAACTTAATCCACATCCAACTAAACTGGAATTGTACGACGTAGAACTTCTTTGCATCATCGTTAGTGTACTCGACAATTCTATATTTCATTGGTATTCAGCCCCTAGCATTTCAGCATATTGTGTGGCACTCTCGCTGAGTTTTACTAGATCATAACGTCCACAGAATTTTAAAAACTGCGCACCTATCATCTTGGTCTGCTTGGATACACTATTACTAGTGATAGTTTCTGTAATCTTGGCACGAATATTTTCCGGCTGTGCGCTAAGATCCACTAGTATACGATTGCGATTATAGTCATCTAGTACACGATGTTCTACGCCCTCGTGGTCCACCCATTTTTGTAACATTAGGTTATTCCAGGAGTATCCGCGACTTTCGCGATCAGCATAAGCTTCAATTAGGCCTATTTTATTTTTACTCCCCTTGGTACGCACTCCCGGATAAGCTGAAAAGATATTATCGCTGGAATCTCCACGCATACATTTTTCAAATAATATCCATTGTGGATCTGGAATAGTCTTGGGCTGTTTTGTTTTTTTATCTATAACAAGATTGCCCTTCTTATCTAGTATGCCATCTAGAGTGTGCAGTTCGTCCTGAATGCCATTGTATTGCACCACGTTGTTGGCAAGAAGTTGATGAAAGTCTGTATCACTACTTACTATTATGTGAGAATCATTGGGATGCGCCTGTATCCAACCTGCAACCAGATCGTCACCTTCTAGTTCAGAATGTTGCAGTACTGTGCAATTGGTCTTTTCTATTAGAAACTTTTGTAATGTATCAAAGGTTTCCCAGAACATACGATCTTCTTCTTGTTCACGTTCTGTTAGGGCAGCTCGTGCCACAGCTCGGTTTGCCTTATAGGGTTTATAGTAGTCCTTGCGCCAGCTGCGACCCTCTAGTGCGAACACCACGTGGTCAGCTTTTTGATCACGCCAGGCCTTAAACACACTACCCAGAGTTACGTGTAGAGCAAAACCAACTCGTTCTTCGGCCGTGCTGGCTCTATGTGCGGCGTGTCTGGCACGGAAAAAGGTATTAGCAGTGTCAACAATCAGATATTTTTTCATAGTATAATAGTAGCTTATTACACTAATTTTGTCAAATGTTCCGAAATATAAGTTGCCCAGATTCTATGAGCCTGGCCATTAAAATAACCATTTTGATTAGGTTTATGCCCACGTTTGGTAAGATAACTTATGTAATCTGAAGTGGGATAAAAAATATGACGCACTTCCCTATCTTTAAGATAGTTACTCAATTGTCTGAATTTTTCCATATCCCTAAAGGGAAACCCCAGTACAACTTTAAGCGCACCACGTTGCCAGTTTCTATCAACATAGTTTTTGGTATGATACAAAACATCCATTTCGGTATTTCGTATATCAGCCTCGACCTTGATTTCCGCTTTAAAAACGTCTGCTAATAGACAGGGCCAGCTTGTGGCATAATTTGTTGGATGCGGAACACGGCCTTGATACCAAAGATCAAAATCTTCCTCTGCAACAGCGTAGGGTACTTGTGCGTAGGCACCTGCACAATGTCCGTCACCGTTAACATAGATTATCACGACACTTCAGTCCTTCCGTTTCCTAGATTTTTTCTATTAACGGATAGTCTATCAGTGTCATTAGCTTCATATTGTTCGTAGGTCTCCATAACCACATTGCGGCAGATTGTCTGAAACCATTGTTCAACAATCTGGCTATCGTCCTTGCCCTGATAACCTGCTCTAACAAGTTTGCTAACAAATTGATCGTTCCAGTCCAGTTCAAAGGCACCATTGCCTATATTATCCGGATCAAGGTCTACACTTAATATGCCCACCCAGGGCTCACCACGCTCCGTGGCTAGGTCCTTGGGAGATTTAGACTTGGCGCTTACTCTAGTCTTACCCTTGGTTTCTTTACTAGTTGTTGTGGCAGTAGTTGTTGTTTTCTTAGTAACCATTCTTTAAGGTCCTTAAAATAAATTCTTCGCTGTCATAATATCTATCCTCATAATAAACCTTGCCATCTTGAGGAAAATAAACTATTCTAGCTCGCATTGCAGGAGTCAACCAGAGCATTTTGTCAGTATATCTACATTTTTTTGGCCACCAGACAAATACTTCACTGACTATGGCATTGTCTAAAAATGTAGGCTCGTTAATCCAGTCTTCGCCCATCAAGTACTCCTTTTGTTTTTTTCTAATTTTTATTAGATTTAACGTTAATCTTTTTTCCTGATCAGTGTAGCTTGTCCAGTTACTTATTTCTTCAATAGATCGGAAACAGCCCTGGCAGACATCGTCCTGCATCTTACAAATATTAACACAGGGACTAGCTATTTGACTCATCTAGGTTAGTGCCCCATTTAAACTTTAGCCATAGGCGTTCGTGAATGTAATGTGCTAGTGTCATCCATATATTAATTATAATTGCCCCGCCAAGTCCAGTATAGGCAGCGGTGATCAACGTAGCTACAATTCTCCAACAAATTGCTCGTACTATAGTTCTTTTATGTGTTTCAGTCATTAGGTTCCCCAGGCATTTTTGAATAGGGGAACTTGCAATCGGTCACTATATCTTAGACCGTGTTGCATTGCTAACTCCGCTACTGTTCGATTGTTTAATGAGTAGACGCTTTCTACTCCTCCCACAGGCATTAGATATATATGCCCGCTAAATCCTTCTTTTTTGTACAACTCTATTACTTCCAGTGCTTCTTCTACATCTTGGTTGGATGCTACTACAAATTTTAAGTATGTATGACCTAAGTCCTCATACTCCCTAACTATGTCTGGACGAATGGCATCTTGTCTCTTTTCTCCGCTTACACTTAGTTTAGGACTTACACTAAATGTTAGATTATGATACCCATTTTTATGTGCCCACTTATATAGATATAGTTTAAATTCTCTAGTTATCTCTTGTGTGCCGTTAGTTTCAAAAGTAATATCTTTTAGTTTTTTTAATTTATCGTGGCTTAATAGATCAGGATAGCTACGTTGCCAGCCCAGCAAGGGCTCACCACCAGTAATGACTAAATGTACATTACCCCATTTATTTTCAGGCAAAAGTTCCATTATTCTGTCTGCAATGGCATCCACTGTTAGCACAGGACTTAGATCTTTAAATCTAGCGTCCCAGCTAGCATAACTATCACAACCTGTTTCCACTATGGGAAGATCTTCATATCGGGAATAGGAACCGATGTTTAATGCCACTTGGTCATTGGCTGTGCTACGTTCACCACGTGGCATACCAAATCCTGCACAGGTAAAGTTGCAACCAAATGTACGTAAGAAAACAGAAGGCACACCCATAAAGCGTCCTTCCCCCTGTATGCTATAGAATAATTCTGCGATTTTTATTTTGCTCATAGTTTACCAATGTCGAATGATACCTGCTATAATAAACAGGTTAGTTATAATGTATATTAGCACAATAGCGGTACGTATACAAGCAATTTTATTTGCTTCAGAATCAGTTGTTCCTGATTTCTCGCCTAGTGCCTTTGCCCATAATCGCCAAAATTCATCTTTCATTTTAATTGAAGAGATCTTCGTCCCATTCTCGGTGCCCTTCACGAAAGGCCATATTGCTTTGTGTCTCTCTAACTTCCACTCTGTAACACCAGAGTCGTTCTGCTTCGCCAGGACCCCACATATCAGGAATATACACACCATTGACGTATTTGTAAAGCATATCGGCTAAACCTTCACAACCTAGTCTTGGTAGTATGGTCAATTTAGCAAGTTTTTTCTCTTGTAGCAATTTAAATGTTTCTAATTCAGGATCATCTTGTGCTACAAGTAATGTGTGATCAAATTGATCTTCCAGTATCTTTTTAAGTTCTTTAAGGCCACCATAGTCAGCGGCCCAATTACGCACATCTAAATTATCTGTGCCAAAATAGAACTTCATACTAAATGAATAACCGTGGATTAGATTACAATGACTATCAGCACGCCACTGACGATAGGCGCAGGGGAAAGCATCGTGATATTCCTTGGTGCTTACGTATTTGTAAGTTCTTGGTGGTTGTACGTCGTTAAGGTAAAGCATTAGATTCTCCTATAAGTTAATATAGGCCTGCAGAATTTGTAAAGCGGGATGAAGAGCCAGGAAGGCCGCTGTGTAGAATATTATTTATTGCAATAACATTCTTGTTAAACCAATTGTGTCTATAGTTACTAGTAGCAGGTAGTTAGCCAACATCCCAAACGATTTCCTAGTATAAGCAGCCCAGCCATAGATTGCGCAACCAGTAATCCAGATAGGATATAGTACAAGTAGGGGAGGTTGAGGAACAGTGAGCGCCATAGTGATACTACACCCAATACTAATAGCCCAAGCAGTAAGCTCAGCAATGAACCTAATAGGATGGGACTTGAAATCATCGTTAATCCATTTAAAAATACCAGCTAGTATGTTATTCAAATATTTTCACCGTGTTGTTGTTCATATAGTTCCATTTGTTTCTGTAAATTAGTGTTTATAATTAAATCGAGGTATTTTAAAACAAATAAACTAGCAATAGATGCATCTTCGCCATTAAAATGTAGTTTAACCTGTGGGCCACTAGTATATTTATAACTACGTTTACCTCGACCGTATCTCACGTAGGTTGTGTCTACTTTCCTACCACGTACATCATAGTATGTGTCTAGTATAACTTCACCACCCACTAGCCTGTACCACTCAATCATATCATCAGTCAAGCGTTCTACATCTATACTGATACTAAAATTAACTCGGCAACCAGGAGGCAGGGGTATCATTTATGCCACCAGGTCTCATAGGGAAAGTCTACCCAGATATCTTCTTTAGCTTTGTCAATTTCCATACCAAAATAATTCATTGCAGCGTCACAATTACTACTTGCATTGTCCACTACTACGGCAAATTTAACATTGTTGCCCCAGATACTATTCCAGGCTGCATCATTAGGCATACAGCCTGATTGCCAGTCCTTGATGATCCAGTTAAATGTAGCACCAGTGTCATTAATATCGTCAACTATCAAGATATTTTTTCTCAAGGAAGGATCAGATGCAGGCATATCCTTGGGTCTTGGTATTTCCTCAGTGTTCAAATATCCGAGTGCATCTTCAGCCATCCAGAGATTACTTTCCTGATCGCTACCATCACGTAGACTTACTTTGAGAGTTTCACAAGGTACTTCAAAATAATGACTAAGCATAACTGCGGGCAGCAATCCTCCCCGCGTTATACCAACAATATAATCAGGACGCCATCCAGACATACTTATTTGCCTAGCTAGCTCTGAAACTAGTTGTTTAAACTTTTTATTGTCTATAGTTAATTTTTTCATTAGAACGCATAGTTAATGGTTGCGCGACCAGCTGGAACACCTTGATTTGTTACTAGTCCAGTAAAACTATAGGTCACGTTTTTATAGTTTTCAAAATTTCCACTGTAATCAAATCTAGCATAGCTACGCACAGTGTCTTTGATATTGGAATTTGTGTTAGTATATGCGAACTGACCTTGGTTGTCAATACCAGTAGGCAATGTCATACTCACTGAACCTGCAAAAGCATAGGGTAATACACCAGTAGCAACTTTCAGGTTATCATTGACAGTGTATTCTATGTCTGCCCAGCCAGCATAAATTGGTTTCACTGAAGTAACGAGACCTGGTGTATATTGGCTAGTTACCTGCATCAGTCCACCACGATAGGACCAAGGACCCTTGGTGTGTATAACACTGCTTTCCAAGATTGCACTGTCACGTATTTGTCCCCAGGTTCCCGACATACTAAACCAGGGATTAAATGGTACTCTACTGAGACTCATTGACAGACTCGTGTTATCATTAAGTGGTACTCCACCTATAGCCATAGCCCAGGATTTGGCACCTTCCATAGGATCATTTGTACTGTTAAATTTAAAATTTCCTATTTCCACAATGGAAGTGTTTTGCAATTGCAGACTGGCTAGGCCGTGTTGAATAGCCTGATAGCTTCTCTGACTCCAATAGTCTGTAGTTATAAGTTTTTGGCCATAGTCAATGCTAAAGTTACGATTGTAATAATCTATGCCAGTGAAACTCTTTATGGCTGAATTAGTGTCAATACCGGAAATTGAGCCTTGTAATGGTGTCATTTTACCATTCAAAGGGAACCAGAGACCACCCACAGGCTGCATTGCTGCATTAATATCTATTACAGTGCCGTCAGCCCATCTAGATCCAGTTACTTTTAGAATCTGCGCTGCCTGAGCCTCGGTTATGTTCCATTGCGACATAAGTGTCTGTATAGCACCATTTAAAGTAAGTGTACCAGTGCTTTTAATTTGGCTATAATAAACGTGATTGTATTGTGTACCATCTTGTACAGTTTCGTTTCTAATACCCACAACATAGCTCTTACCGCCAGGACCTCGAACAATATTACTTGCACCCATACACCAATTTGTAGTTTCGGTACATCCCCAGCTCTGTGATCTTATATTATCATCAAAAGCCTTGATGATATCAGCACCAGCCTCTACGTAGATAATGTCCCCGTTTTTTTGCGGTTTAGCTAGAAGGATACTTGTATTACCAGTTTGTGACGCTAGAACTAGGTCTGCTTGTCCATCACCATTTACGTCACGTGTATCTACGTTGTAAAACATAGCGTTGCTCTTGGAGTAGGAACCAGCCCTACTAAAATTACCATTGCCATTGTTTTTATAAAAAGTCACATAACTGTCAGCACCCACAGCAGCCCAGTTATTATCTACAGCATTGGGTCTACTAATAACAGCTATATCAGGTAATGCATCTTTATTCAATCTTAGTGTTACTACACGAATATCGTGGCTAAGATTACTATTGCCACTTTTCATATAGTCAGACTCAGATATTCCTTGATTACTGGCCTGTTGCGCCTCTAATATTGGCAGAGGGAGAACCTTGGCTGTACTAGGAACTACGCCTACAATTTGATTAGTGGTTTTTTTACCGTTTTCATAATGGAAACCACTGTAAACTTCCATCATTACCACACGACCCCAGCTTCCCTGCACACCATCTACGCTGGGACCATCAGCAACTATAGCATAAACCTTTCCATCGTTATTAAACTTACCAAGAGTAAGGCCACTACCAAAAATTCCTGTGACTGTTCGTCCCTGAGAATCTATACCGGAATTATTATTATTTTGTGTACTAAAAACCTTGGGAGTGGCTCCA